CTTGAAGATACAGCGTACCCAAGTCTTAAAGATTACCAAGGTAATAAGAAATAATTGATTTTATTGTTTTTAATTTTTCGTTATTTTAGTTGTATTTTATTTTATTTGTTTTTGTTTTTATTATAATTTAAAATATTCCTCTTAGTAAATCTTAAAGAAATCGCTGTCATCTGCCAACACCAAAGCTAAGTCTTCATACAATGCTGGGTACTTCCCCAACAGGTATTCTATAGAGTAAGACTCATTTTGGAACTGTTCTCCCATAAGTAGTTGTTTGTAGAAGTCATCAGTAGTGTACATTTTCAAGTGAAGCTTTCTGACAAGAGCGCTTGTTGAATTACTCAATAAGCCGTCAGATAACTTGAGGAGATAAGCCCCCAAAGCTTCAAAGAATGGATCAGTACACAAACCTTTGATGATGTTACCTTCAATTAGATAACGTACTCCTAAAATTTCCTCAACAGTGTAGTTGGCTAATTCAATAGGATTAATGGTTTTTGTAGTAGTTGTACAGAATTGCAAAGCGCGTTCCAAATCTCTTGTTAAGAGTTTTATTCTGTTGTTTTCTACTTCTGCGTATGTTGAGATAAAATCCCATTCAGTACTTACCATTTTTGCAATCTGTCCTAATGAACTATCATATTGCACTTGTCAAACTTTATTTCCGTTAAGATACTCGAGCTGAGAATCCAAAGCATACACTAATGAAAAATGTGGTTTAAGCAGTTCCAAAACTGCTTTGTCTCCAATGTATACTTGGTCATCGCCCTTGGCAAGAATTGAGATCCAGGGTCTCTTTTCATTGCTCCAAGGTTCATATCCTAAAACATTGACATCTGCTGCACAGGCTATGGTCAACATGAATATCAGGGAATGTAGAGTGTTCATACACGTCGTGTTTGATTCTCCTGAATTTGTTGTACCGTAAGTGGTCCAAGATGCCAAAGTAACGTCCCCATTACCAAAATTGCCTCAAAATTTGTGTTTGGTCACATAATTAGTGAGTATTAGGTAAAGTTGATCTGGGGTGAGTGTTAAGTCTTCATAATGTTCTAATAGTCCATCGAATAATGCTTTAATAACAGGTGTTCTTATGAGCTGCATTAGTTCGTAGTGTTGCGTACTATCAAATTTGCTACCATCACAACATAGAAATCCTAGTTCGGTTACAGGTTGAATCATGTCGATTTCATCTAGGCTGTGATTAATTTTGTCTTTCAGTTCTGGAAGTGACACTCCATCGCAATATCCTGGTATACATTCGAGAAATATACGGGCAATTTCTATATGTACGGGACCAGTGAGGATAGCATGGAGGGGATGAAATACATCGTAAATACGAGGTTTGATCTCTTCATCCAAAAACTTCTCATGAAGCTTGAATCGACTTGTAGCGTTCTTTGGCTTATGATTCTCAAAAGTGTAAAGATCGAATTCGTCTTCGTACCCCTTGGAATCGCCATTGATAAAAGCTAAATACTTTTGCAACATAGGCCTGTCGTTTTTCCCTTTTGCCTGTCTTTCGGTTACCCAGTTGTCCATTGAATAGGACTGAAACACTGGTGCATCGATTAATTTCAACACTGCTTGCATAACTTTCTTCATTTGCACGCAACTCTTGAGGTTTACTGGTTCATCAGTATCTTTAAGAGTTCTTTGCTGTAATGCGACGACGTAGTTATACATTGTTCCTGCAGGTGTAAACACATGTTGAGTTTCAGACAAGGAATAAACTGGGCGAGACAGTTGTGTCTCATTCCCAAAAACGGGACCTTCCGTCCATTTGGTGCCGGACGGATCTTTAACATCTTTAATTTTAAAGTTCTTGATTCTATCTGGGATCTTTAGATCGCTAAATGAGGTTATAGGTATATTTACCTTAACAGTACTCTTGTGCTCGAAAATCTTCTGCCTTGTCATAACCATCAACTGGTCTGAGAAAGAGATAGAAGAAACACAAATCTTAATCTTGCGAACTAAATACTTTATCAAAGGAAACATCAAAATGAATAAGACAAGCGCGCCTGGAATTACCAATTGTTGCATGGTATGCTGGTAACCAGCTACTCCGGGGAGGGCGATGTCAAAGGTACTGAACATATCGGAATGTTCTACGTACTGTGTTGATGTTAAACCTGAATAATCGATAGGTTCAAAAACGAAACTGGGTTTCTCTTCAGCTGCCGAATTGGTGTAGTATGAAGTGTATTCCTTTGCGGTACTCCAAAAATCAGGAAAGTAAGAGGAAAACATAGAGGAACCCAGGCCGTAAGCAGTTTTGAATGGCCATTCAAGTAGCTGTTCAGTGAACGCTAGACCATCAAAGACGATGATGCTTAAGTCAACAAAGATCTTAATCCCCTCGAAAGAAAGAGAAAGAGCAAGTGCTGGCAAGAATAAAGCATAAAGTCCATACAAAGCTGCTTCAGCTAAATATGTGTAAGTTACGTCCCAATACGTTGGCACTGGTTTTGTATACCAGATGTAGATTCTATATCCATAATAGAATGTAACCGTGAGGAGTGCTAAACACAAAAAGATGTAAAGATAGTATGGTGGACTATACCATTTATAGCTTCTGGAGTGGGATATCAAGCCGATTGAGCGTCTAATTCCTTCCACTGCCAACTTATTCTCCGCTTGATATGCGACAAACTTTGAAGTTAAGTCGAAATACAGAATGTAATAAGTGTCAGTGGGTAAATGTAATGAGTGGAGCTCTGATTGTGCGCGAGTCAGATAGATTGCTCTCTCATATTTACTTTCTCTTAGGGATTCAACTTTAAGGTCATACAAAGCCCAGATATTGCTTGGCAACATTACAGAATGTCGTTTTAGCTGATCTTGGGATAATGTATATCCTTTCTCTAACCATTCATGACTGTGATTTCTAAAGTGCGAAATTGAATGTTGGAAAGCGTTAGTAGTTGAATTTGAACGTGATAATGCAGTTGGGACAGTGATGTCTGGTGCTACCACGATACGTTCTAAAAAGGAGTTGTTCGCTATGAATTTAGTAGAAATACTACGATAAGGGACCTCAACTTCAGGTACAACGGTACGACAAGTAGTGATATAATGATGATTGGGCGCCGGTGACTTACGATCGAAGTCTATCCATTCCCCAGGTACATACCACGCGATCTTGACGCGTTCGGTGCAACTATAAGTTGTCAAGTTGTCAGCTTTATGAATTGATGTAGTTGTCATTTCTGTGGGTGTAATAATGACTCCATGTGAATAGATGTCTGAATTACCCCTAGTCTCCATTGAAACATTGGCTTGTTTAACGACTATAGTAGCTTCTCCGTCCAAAAGTGTGTAACTACCTTGTGAAAAGGTATGATAAACACTATAGAACTGGATAGGCACTAGAACATGACGTGCTAACGACACTAATTCTCTGTCAACGTGATCTCTGATGTAGTATTCTACGTCTACGGCGGCGATTTTAAGGATAGGGTTACTGTTTGCAGGCAATCTTCCTAATGCGGCCGAGACTAGATTGTAATGGTTTGATACAAAGTCCTTGAATGATCCTATGTGTAGACTTATTGGGTTCAAAACTCCTTGAGGGAGCTTTGCCTCGACATCCATAACAAATTTGGATGCCGCCTCAATGCGATGCACGTCCGCTTCATCGGAGGTGCGTAAACAGAGCAGGAATAATCTACCGTATGACGACGGGTCAGTCGACATTTGGGATAATAAGTTCAAGCAAGGGGCTATAACTATGGTTATGCCGGGAAATCCGACATATACTTTAGGCATCGCAGCAGGATTAGCTTGTCCTTGTCTACGATGATTGAAAACTTTTTCTTCACCGACATATCTACAGTAAAGGTTCCCCCTAGCTACGCGGCGGATGGCTGCGAGAGTAGGGTGTCCTGAGGAGTCGGAAATAAGTTTGGATGGATAAGCAAGCGAATCGACGAAGAGTCGAGAAGATTCACTGCTAACCGAGCACTCTAGTGGTAACTTACAGAAAGTTCGAGAGGCCGGCAAAGTATTCCTAGCAAGGGCGAGGGCGCTGCTATTACTCTGATCCA